CGGACCAAAGGCCCGGATGTCCAATGGGAACTCTTGCGCCAGTTTGCGGAGAGCTACGGCACGATCAATTGGCAGAGCAAGGCCGCGTCGCTACGCAACAAGAAGAAAAAGGACCGTCTCGCGGAATCCCTGAAAACCTTCTTCGGCATCCCCGGCGAGCCCTTCAACTACCTGCAAAACGAAGGTGGCTGGGAGAGCATCTTCAACATCCAACCTGAGTAAAATGCACCGAGACAAGTCGCGACAAATCGCCTGACGCCGAGGCAATCGTCGTCCGACTCATTCAAAGGCCCAAACCCTAGTAACCATGCGGGTTTGGGCCTTTTTGCGTACTCATTTTCGCGCTTTTGCGATTGAAGGCTCTCAAAAACCCTAACGGTAGAGGCAAAATTTCTGAAGATTTTTCGAGGGCATCTGAGGCCAGTATTCATGCGGGATGCGCCCGGAATATGTCGCGAGTGCTCCGGGGACAAAAGGACATGTCGCCAAGAGGGGCGTGAACACGAACACGCAACCCACCTTGGACGAGAAGTTGGACGCCCTGACGCGGCGGATCGACGAACTCGGCCAGCTCATCACCTCGCGGCAGACGCCTGAACTGAAGTTCTGCCTGACCGTCGAGGAACTCTCCAGTCGCTGGGCCCTCGGCCCGGAGGCTGTCCGCCGCCTTGTGCGCAGTAAAGAGCTGCGCCCGTTGCGCGGCTTCCGCCCCTTCCGCTTCACGATGGAGGAAGTCCGTCGCTACGAGGCGCAGACCAGCTCCGCACGGAAGGGAGGCCGCTAATGCCTCGCCGGCAGCGTGCCGCTGCACCCATCGAGGGGCTGGCCGCCCCTACGCCGACTTCGTGCGGCTACCCCGCACATCGGGCGAGGCGCAATGAGGAGCATCGTATTCAGGCGGCCCTGTTCAAGTGGGCCCGCTACAGCGCGGCGGAGACGCCCGTTTTGCGCCTGATGTTCGCGATCCCGAACGGCGGCGCACGCGACGCCATTACGGGCGCGATCCTGAAAGCCGAAGGCGTGAAGCCCGGCGTGCCGGACGTCTTCCTGCCCGTCGCTTCGGGGCTATTCCACGGCCTCTTCATCGAACTCAAGAGCGCGAAAGGCCGGGCCAGTCCACAGCAGCGCGAATGGCTGACTGCGCTCCGTGAGCGCGGCTACGCGACTGCCCTCTGCCACGACCTCGGCGAGGCCATTGACACCGTCTCCCGCTATCTGGCGGGCGAGGCGATCCCCTCCATCCACACCTTCACCAAGAATTGCAAATAGCTATGATCGAACAGAATACAAATACCCTTGCCCTAGTTAGCGGCAAGATCGCGCTGCCCCAGCGGGCAGTCATTTACGGACCCGAAGGCATCGGCAAGTCGACCCTCGCCGCCGCATTTCCAGCACCCGTCTTCCTCGATACCGAAGGTGGCACGGCGCAGCTCGACGTCGTCCGCTTCCCGCGCCCCGAATACTGGGAGCACGTCGCGGATATCATCTCGCAGCTTGCCACCCGCGACCACGACCGGCGCACGCTCGTCATCGACACGGTGGACTGGCTGGAACGCCTCCTCGCCGAATACCTCTGCCGCCGCGCGAACAAGGACAGCATCGAGGACTTTTCCTACGGCAAGGGCTACACGATTCTCGCCGAAGAGTTCTCACGCTTCCTCGGCTCTCTCGAAGTTCTGCGCAAGCGCGGGATGCACGTCGTGATGGTCGCGCATTCGACGATCCGCAAGTTCGAGCAGCCCGATGCCGCCGGTGCCTACGACCGCTACGAGCTGAAGCTGAGTAAGCAGTGCGCCCCGCTTCTCAAGGAATGGTGCGACCTGCTCCTCTTCGTCAATTACTTCACGAAGGTCACGGAAGGCGAGGGGAAGAAGCGCGCGATCGGCGGCAAGGAACGCCGCATCTACACGACCCACTGCGCCGCATACGACGCCAAGAACCGCCACGGCCTCGCGGACGTGCTCCCGATGGACTTTGCCGCGCTGGAGGCGGTCTTTCCCGCAGTTGTAAAGCAATCCTTGACAACTGCCCCTACGGCTGCGCCCGCGCCCGCGCCAAAGCCCGCCGCGCCCGCGATTCCCGCCGAACCGCCAAGACCCTGCACGCCGCAGCAGATCGAGAACATCCAGACGCTCTGGAGCAAGCTCAACTACGGGCAGGCCGAGCTAACGAAGCTCTTCCGCTGGCTCGAAGCCGACGACCTCGAAGGCGTCGAAAACTGGCAAACCCTAACGATGGATCAGGCAGCAAGGACCATTGGCTTCCTGACCAAGAAACTCACCGAAAAGGAGACCGCCTAACATGAGATACGTATCCAATAATGCCGAGAACCTGCCCCGTTTCGTCCCCGCCGGAGACTACCTCCTGACCGTGCTGGAAGCCGCCGAAACCGTGTCCCAGAACGGCACGGAAATGATCAAGCTCAAGCTCGAAGTCGAAGGCCACGGCGTGCGCCTCTTCGACTACCTCGTGGCGTCCGAATCGAGCTACTGGAAGATCGACACTTTCCGCAAGGCGATCGGCGAAGCCGTCACCCAAGGCGAGGAAGTCGAGCTCGTCGCCGCGAACCTCGAAGGCCGTCAAGGCTACGCCCGACTGCGCATCGAAGACTATCAGGGCAAGCGAAACAACAAGGTGGACATGTGGCTCACCAAGCGCCCGGCGACCCGCCCGGCATCGCCGAAGCCCGCCACCGCAACCGCCGCAGCGATGAAGGAGGATGGCGATGAGCCATTTTAACCTTCGCCCCTATCAGGAGGAGTTCCTCCTCGCCGTGCGCCGCGACTTCCAGAGCCACAACCGGCTTCTGGGCGTCGCGGCCACGGGGGCGGGGAAGACCATCCTCGCCTCCGAACTCATGCGCGGCTGGGACGGCAAGTGCCTGTTCCTGGCCGACGCGCAGGAGCTCGTCCATCAGAATGCCGACAAGTTCCACAAGTACACGGGCGAGTTCGCCGCCGTGGAAATGGCCGAGCAAAGCGCCCGCCCCGGTGAACGCGTCGTGATCGCAACGACGCAGAGCATCTGCCGACGCCTCGAAAAGTGGCCTGAAAACTACTTCGACCTTGTGATCGTCGACGAAGCGCACCGCAACACGCTTGGCGCGATGGCGGCGAAAGTGCTCATCCACTTCGGCGGCGCAAAGATCCTCGGCGTCACGGCGACGCCCTTCCGCTCCGACCGCCGCCAGCTCGGCAGCTTCTACGAGAAGATCGCCGTGGAGATCGGCCTTGCCCGGCTCATCAAGGAAGGCTGGCTCGCCCGCATCGTCATCAAAAGCGTGCCCCTGCCGGTCGACCTCAGCCGCGTCCGAACGACGGCGGGCGATTACAATGACGGCGACTTGGGCGACGCCATCGTGCCTCATCTACGCGAGGCGGCAAAGCTCATCCGTCAGCACGCCGCCGGGCGCAAGACCGTGGCCTTCCTGCCGCTTATTGCAACGAGTGAGGCGTTCGTGGCCGCGTGCCGTGAGGAGGGCCTCCGCGCCATCCACGTCGACGGCAACAACCGCGAAGGACTCCGCGCCTACGAACGCGGCGAATACGACATCATCTCGAACGCCTCGCTGCTCTCGACTGGTTGGGATCACCCGGCAACGGACTGCGTGTTCATCCTCCGTCCGACCAAGAGCCTCTCGCTCTTCCAGCAGATGGTGGGACGCGGCACGCGCATGGCCGAGGGCAAGGAGAACCTGCTCCTGCTCGATCCGCTGTTCCTCACGGACGACCATTCGCTCATCAAGCCCGCCCGGCTCATCGCCCGCAGCGACGAGGACGCGGCGGCGCTGACGGACAAGCTCGCGGTGGGCAGTGGCGAGGAAGTGGACCTACTCGACGTCGAGGAGGATGTAGTCGAAGAACGCGAATCCCGCCTTGCAGAGGTTCTGAAGAAGCGCGCACGGCGCAAGCCGCGCACGATCGACGCGGTGGAGTTTTGCCTCAGCCTGCACGCCGTAGAGGTGGCCGACTACGTCCCCGAACTCTCGTGGGAGGGCAAGGCCCCGAGCGAGCGCCAGATTCAGGCACTGGAGAAGGCGGGTTTTGACACTGACTGCATCACCTGCCGGGGCCACGCCTCGCGCGTTCTCGACTTGCTCTTCACGCGCCGCGAACACGGTCTTGCGACGCCGCGCCAGCTCCACTTCCTGCGCTCGCACGGGCACCCGAAGCCCGACCTCGCGACCTTCGAGGAAGCGCAGGCATGGATCGGCGAAACGCTAGGGAGGGCCGGATGATCCGTTACAAATCAAAGGGCATCCCGGACGCGCCGGACTTCCGCAAGATCGCGGAGTCCGTGCTCGGGCCGGTCGAGTGGCAGGACGCAGAGACGGGCTTTTGCGCCTGTCCCGGAGCCGAGCTGCACACCTCGCCGACGAAGGACCGCGACTGCCGCGTAACCCTCGACGCCGAAGACGGTTACGCGCCGACGCTCTACTGCTTCCACGACAGTTGCCGCGAGGCCGTGGCGGACGCGAACCGCCGCCTGCGCTCCGAGCTTGGCAAGGCCGAATGGCGTGCCAATCCGGGCGCGGCGGCGGCCTTCGCCCCACGGCCCAGAGTCGAGGACTACGGCGACCCGTTCGAGGCGCTCCTCAAGACCTGCTTCGAGCCGACGGACATCGTCTCGATCGCGCCCGGCATGACGCCGGACGGCGAGACGCGGGCGGTGCCCGAGCACGGCGGCGTCAATGTCTATACGCGGGACGAATGGATCGAGCGGGCGAAGGCCAAGGGCGGCGTCGCGCGGCTCTTTTCCGGCAAGAGCGGCCTCTACATCCGCATCAACCCCCTGACGCCCAAGGCCCACGGCGGCGACAAGGACGTGACGCGCTTCCGCCATACGCTGATCGAAAGCGACAAGCTCCCGAAGGCAGAACAAGAGAAGATCCTGCGCGCTTCGGGCCTGCCGATTGCCGCGCTCATCGACTCCGGCGGCTCGTCGATCCACGCCTGGGTGCGGGTCGATGCCGCGAATAAGGAGGAGTTCCACGCCCGCCGGGAGCGCGTCTGGAAGGCGCTTCCTGAGTCCTTCCCGATCGACGGGGCGAACAAGAACCCATCGCGCTTCTCGCGCTGCCCCGGCGGCCTGCGCGGCGAGGCGGTGCAGAAGCTCCTTGCCCTCAACCTCGGCCCGGCCTCGTTCGCGGAATGGGAGAGCGAGGGCGACGGCCTCGGCCTAACCGCGCCGCTGCGAGTCTCTGAGCTTGGCCGCTTCGACACGGCGAACGACCCGAATACGGTCCTTGGCAACCGCTGGCTTTGTCGCGGCGGCAGCCTTGTTGTCGTCGGCCAGTCGGGCGTCGGCAAATCGTCGTTTTCGATGCAGCTCGCGGTCATGTGGGCGCTGGGGTTGCCGGTCTTCAATATCCGGCCTGCCAAGCCGCTACGCAGCCTCTTCATTCAGGCCGAGAACGACATTGGCGACCTTGCAGAAATGTTTCAGGGCGTGCGCGAGGGCATGGGCCTGACGGAAGAGCAAATTGCCGCGCTGGAGGAGAACCTCATCTTCTACCGCGACACGATTCACTGCGGCGCGGACTTCGCCAAGACGGCGGAAGTCCTCATCAAGCGCCACAAGCCGGACCTCGTCTGGGGTGACCCGCTCCTCAACTACATCGGCGACGACGCGAGCCAGCAGAAGGTCGTAAGCGAGTTCTGCGGGCGGCTCCTGAACCCCATATCGGAGCGCACGGGCATCATCTGGTGCTGGATGCACCACACGGGCAAGCCGACCGCCGACCCGCGTGCAAAGAGCCACTGGACGGGCTCCGACATGGCCTACAGCGGCCTTGGCTCCTCCGCGCTCACGAACTGGGCGCGTGAGGTGGCCGTCCTCACCCGCGTCAAGACGCCCGACGGCATGCCGCTCACGTTCCGCTTCGAACTCTGCAAGCGGCGGCGGCGTGCTGGCATGGCGGACATGCTCGGCAACCCCACCGAGGGCATCTACGTGCGCCACGGCGATACGGGCATCTGCTGGCAGCAGTGCGCCGACCCTACGCCGCCAGAAAAGGAGAAGCCAAGCGGCGCGACCTACACCATCGGGAAGAAGGGCGGCGGGCGGCCCAAGGCGCGTTCCGAGCCTATTCCCGAGTTCGACTCGATCACGAAACTGAGCCGCGAACAGGAATCCGAACTGTCCGTGAAATACGAAATCTCGATCTCCACCGTGCGCCGTCGCTGGCGCGAACATTTGAAAGGCAAGACCACCAATGAAGGCTGAAACCCTACGACGTTACTTCGGCGATATGCCGCCGCTCGATCACTACCCACTGCGCGACACTGGCCGCGAATTTCAATGGGAAGATTCAGAGGTTATCAAATACCTTATGAGTCGCCCTGCGTTTCTCGAAAACCTGCTTTCGCGTGTTACAAAGTCAGGCGCGATCGTGTTCGATCCCGACACGAAAACATGGCGAGGCTATCGGTATCAAGACGAGTCGAAAAAGTCTGCTGTCAAAACTCGCTGTCAGAACTCGACCTCTACTCAACCCTGCCGCTGTCAAAATCCAATACTCCCCCTCAAGGAGGGGGGAGTATTGGGATATTGTGACAGCAGGCTTACCCCTAACCCCAAAATGACAGCCGCCGTCAATATTGACAGCGACGCTAACGATGACGAAAGCGAGGTGCGGCGATGAGTGGCGGCGACTACTCTGAACGCCAGCGAGCACGCAACGCGGACTACAGCCGCGCCTACGCCGACTGGGTCGCCAAGCTCGGCCCTCGCGAACGGCGCAAGCTACGCAAGCAGGGCCTGCTCTCCGCCGAGCCTGACCGCTACGAAACAGGCAAGCCCTGCGACGTGTCGGAGTTGCCCCTTGTCGGCGATGACGGCGTGGCGATCGACTGCGACGACAACGACGATGCGGCGGACCCTGCGCTCACCATGGTGAACCCCAAGCAGGCCGCGCCCGACTACGACCGCGTCTGGGAGGTGTTGCGTCGGCTCCTTGGCGAACTCCTCTCTACGCCCAATGCCCAGCTCTCGCTGGAGTGCCTGGCCTTGGTGAGCGGCGTCGGCTTCATGGGCGACTCGATGACCGCCATCGCCAAGCGCCACGGCGTGACCCGCGCCGCCGTCTCGAAGCGCTGCATTCAGTTGACCGAGCAGCTCGACATGCTGCCTAGCCGCGCCATGCGATCGTTGACAGCGCGCGCCACATATCGAACCGCACAAACCAAGCACTATGAGCTTCGAGAACGCTTTGACCATCGACAGCGCGACCGTCCGCGCAACTGAAACCGGCCTCTGTTTCGACGGCGACCTCTCCTTCGAGGAATGGCGCGACGTGGGCCGCAAGGTGGGCCGCGTGGCACGCACCTCGCTCTTCCTTGTCGGCGACTGGCTCGTCTATGGCGAGGCCCGCTGGAACAGTGGCGAGCGCTTCGAGAAGATGCCCGGCGAACAGTCTGCGCGCTACATCGAAGCCATGCAGGAAACCGGCCTTGAGCTGCGCACCCTGATGGACGCGGCCTACGTTGCCCGCAGCGTGCCCTATGCCGAACGCCGCCCTCAGCTGACCTTCGAGCACCATAAGGCCGTGGCGAGCTTGAAGACCGAGGACGAGCGCGGCGAATGGCTGGAGAAGGCCGACAAGCAGGGCCTTTCGACGCGGCGGCTGCGGAGGTCGATCCAGCTTGGCCACGTGGCGACGAAGTCCGAGATGCAGACGCCGGAAGCGGCGCGCGGCATCGACAACCACATCCCGTGGGTGAACGGGCTCCTCCGCTGGTGGAAGAAGTTCGAGGAGTCCGGCTGGGTCGAGAACGCCACGCGCGAGCAACTGGACGCGGTGCTCGCCGACTTGCGCGAAGTCGAGGCGCTGCTGGAGAAACTGAAAGAAACCCGCGACGACAAGGAGGCTGTGATTGATATCCAGTAGCATGCGGTTGAGTCCCGTCGACTCGTGGCGCCACGAATCGAGCAGACGCAACTGGAGACGACTCAATGTGCGCTGGCCAAGGAACCCGCGAAGAAATGACAGCCGAAACAGAGGATGCACGCAGGGCAATGCAGGCCAGCTTACACCGCGACACGCCAGAGTTGACACGGAAAACATGGAGTAGGCGAGCGAGGATGATCCCAGACGCACGCCGCGCAAGTTGACACGGCATTCATGGGGTAGGCGAGCGCGGATGAGTCCGACGTAAGCCGCCGAAGTTGACACGAGGATAGAGGCATACGCCACGGAGCCAGCCACGATGAAGAACGACATCAAGCACAATACCAACACCGCCGCCATCATGGTGGCCCCGCTCCTTGGCCGAGTTCATTTTGAGTCGCACGTAGTCGCAGCTAATCGACTCGTGGCGCCACGAATCGAGCGTATGCAACTGGAGACGACTCAATGTGCAGAGGACAAGAACCCCATGTTCAAACCTCAGACGAAACAGACAATGAACGCCGGAGAATGCAGACAGACTTCCATCATGGCGCCGAAGTTGACACGGACCTCATGGGGTAGGCGAGCGCGGACGAATCCGAGGCACGCCGCCCAAGTTGACACGAGGATAGAGGCATACGCCAAGGAGCACGCGACGATGAAGAACGACACCAACAATTCCTTCAACAAGGCCGACCATCTGACCGCGCACCGTGGCCGATTCAGTTATGCGACAGGAGCCGGGGCTGCCGAGGCCACTCTGGTTGCCCTCAGTTGAGTCCAATAGTGCCCGATAAGGATTCTTTTTGCCTCCTAATGACGATTTAGGGTCCGTCGTCAGACCGGCTTGTTTGAGAGACATCACGATTTTTCAATTTCCCACATAAATCAGCCCTCCACTCCCACGGAAACCGCTTAACCAAGCGGTTTTCTTGTTTCTAGGAGGTGGGAAATCGGGGTGGGAAATTTCCCATCAACTTCCCACATGGGCATGGGAAATTTCCCATCGGGCAAAACGGGAAATCGCCGCCCGTTTTCCACCGGTTCCGCGACTG